CGTCAGAGCTTCGCCCGTGACTTGGTAGCCGGCCTTGTAAGTCACCACCACATTCTGCCGGCCCGGAATGTATAATGCGCCGCCAACCAACTCGACATCCGCCGCAATTCCCGGCGGAATTCCATTCCAACTCTGATACCTAAACCCGAACGGACATCCGTTGATATAGCTCGTTCCGCCATTGTTCGCAATTTGCGGCGCCATCTGAATATTGCAGCCGCAAATCACCAACGTCAGCAGCGGATTATCCAAGACGGGAAAATTCGGCAAAACCAGCATGACCGTGCCCGTCCCGTCGTACTGCTCCTTGTAGTTTTGCGGAACTAGCGACGGGCGATTGAGCGCGGCGAGCACAAACCGGCTCATCCGCGTTATGGCCGACTGGATGAGCGCATCGCTCCCGCCACTCGGCGAGTAGGCTCTGAAATTCGCGACCGTCGTCAGATCGCCATATTTGAGGCTCACTTCGCCTTCTCCGCAACGGAAATATTCGCTTTTTCCAAATCGAACTGGGCGTTTTTGAGTTCCGTCTTGGCCGTCGCCAACTCCAACCTCAACTCATCCCTCTGGGCGAGGAGTTCGACCAGTCTCGACTTGAGCATCGAATTCTCCAGTTCGAGATTGTTGACCTTGCCGACCAAGGCATTAATATTCCGATCTTCCTCTCCGATTTGGAGTTGGGTCGGGAGGTCGGCTGGCGGATTGAGGCCGGCGGGCGGATTGATGCACCGGAAGCCGCTAAAGTCGAGAATCTTCCCTGCATACATCTCGGGCGCGCGGAAATAGCGGATTTTCGTCTCCGGGTCGGTTATTTCCGCCTGAAACTCAAACCCCTCGATCCCGATGCTCTCGACGTTCTCTGGAAACGCGAACCACATAGATTTTCTCCCCAATTTTCATTGTGTTAGGTTCTGAAGCTGGGCGGAAGTTAGGGCTTGATTGGCCCACACCTGAGAACTTCTGATGTACGCATTTGCTTGAGCAGCCAATGCGCCGTTTGATCCAATACGGATTGACGACACAACCGGAAGCGCAGCCGGCGCCATCGTTTGGGATGTTCCATTGAGACCAAAAATGCTGTTTCCGACTTGATACGCGAACGCCGCTTTAGTGAATACTCCGGTATTAACCGCCGCTCCAGATGACACGGATTGGCCGGCACCGCCGACGACAATATTCGGGGCAACGCTTCCGCTTACATTTCTCTGAATGAGATTTCGATTGTTATTGGAGCCGTCGTCGGCCTCGATCACTATCTGATTTGCGCCATATGAGAGAGGCGCTTGCGGCGTAAATGCCGAATACAATGTCCCGTTGGTTCCGAGTGTCGGCGGATTGGTCGCTTTGATGTTGTCCGCCGCTCGCGTCACCGCCGCGTTGGTCGTCGGAATCGGCGAGGTCGCGGAGGCACCAAGCTCGACCTGCGGCCACCCAAATCGCAACGTGATATCAACGGGCTGCCCGCTGGTTAGATTAACCAACAATCGAGACGTTATATTGGTTGTATTTGCCTGGTTCAATGTCAGAGCAAACGCTATTATCCTTGTAAATGTTGCCGTTGGTGTGAAATTCGTTACATGTTGATTCCCTGACGGAAGCTCTTCTAGATCAAGTTTGAAATTAGTTACATTCGCTGTAGAACCTGCGGTCAATCCAATAAAGGCCGAATTGCTCCAAACCTGGCCGTTCGACGCCGCAATGCTACTGCCATTCTCAAATACTATCAATGATTGCTGGTTCGTAGCATTGGGCGTCCCGGACCAACGAACATCAATATAATTTATACCTTGAACCGTTCCAATTGCTACGATCTGAGCGGCCAGTGTGCTTGGCTGAATTATTGTCCAATTAGTCGGCGGCGTTCCAGGCGTACCAACAACCGCCCCGACCATCGAGTTATTACGTATCGAGTTCGTCCGCGCTTCCTCGACTAAGAGACCTTGATTGGTGATCCGTGGGATATTGTTGGCGAAGCGATACCAATTGCCCGCGACGTCGCTCGCGGTGCCAATCGAATTGCGCGTCGTCGTAATCAGACTTGAAATCGTCCCTTGCGGCGAATAATTCGCAACGAAGTCAAGTGACAGGTCAGGCGCGGGCACGATGCCGAAGAAACCCCACGCCGGGACAGCCGCCCCAAGCGCCGCAACCAACCCGACAACTACAGCTTGTTTCTTCATTGCGACGCCGCAATCAATTGCCCACTATTCAGCACGGTGTTGTACCAGATTTTAACGTTGGTTAAATAGCCATCCAATAGTCCGCCGCCGCCTGGATGCGCGCCGAAGTGGATATTGTTAATCGGCCCTACGGGTTGGCTTGGGACAGGGGAAGTGAACAATGTTGAGTTAATCGCCGCAGATAGGGTACTAACCCCATCCATCGCTACAGCTACCCCGTAATTAACTCCCGGATTCCACGTCGGGCCAGTTATTCCCCCACCAGAACCGTTACTAGACGTAGAAAGAACATTCGGCGCCCCGGTTTGCCACTGGGTTTCGACCTTATTATTGTTGTTCGCCCCGTTTGCGAACGAAATTACCCCGGCTGAAGTAGCTATCGACGTAGGAATTTCGGGAACAGAATGTGTAGCGTAGCTGAACCCCGCGCCAGGTGTCGGGAAGGTGGTTGGAACTATCCCATCCGCCTGCCGCGTTACCGCCGAATTGGTCGTCGGGATGGGCGACGTGGCGAACGTGCCAAGTTCAAGTTGGGGCCAACCAATTCGAAATGAGAAATTCTGCGTCGAACCCGACGTATAGAGGAAATCGAGTTCAAAATCAATAAAAGCGGTATTCGCAACTAGTGGCGTTGTGGTGAAAGTAAATCGCGTTAAGGAATTGGTAACTTGGCTTATTATATTGGCCCCGCCTAAATTACCAATGCCGGTACCGCTGCTATTGTATTGCTTAACAGTCAACTGAACGGTTGAGATGTTCGGCGAATAGGCGCTGCCGGTGTTTGCGAGGAATATGCTCCCGGTCCAAACCTGCCCCGGCAAGGCAGCTATTCCGCCCGTACCTAGTCCTGTAAAGCTAACCAGAGAAAAGTTACTACCGGTTGTCCCTGTAAGGTTATAATTGCTCGTGTTAACGCCGTTGACGGTATTTAGATCAACAATCGTCCGTGTTGTGCCGTTGCTGTTGACACCCCACGCAGTCGGTAGTGTCCCCGGCGAGCCAGTTACCGCGCCAACATTGGTATTGTTCGGGACGCTGTTGACCCGCTGTTCTTCAATCAAAATGCCTTGGTTGGTGATCCGCGGGACATTGACCCCAAACGTGTACCAATTTCCCGCCGCGTCACTCGCCGTACCGATCGAATTGCGCGACGTAGTAATCAGATTCCCGATTGATCCTTGTGGCGAATAGTTCGCCGCAAAGTCAATACTCAAATCGGGACTCGGAACCGTGTTGGGATTGATGAAGCCGGAGATTTGGGTCTGGGCGAGCGCCGCGCTGGCGGCCATCCCCACCGCGCCAGCAATAACCAAAAGCCGTTTCATGGCGAAGTCAGCACTTGCAGTTGCGCCGGGGTGAGGGCTTGGTTGGCCCACAGTTGTATTTGTTGTATGTAGGTGTCGGCGTAATTTGTCGGACCGCCTTGAGCGCCAATCAAAATCTGCGACACTGGCGGCGAACCTGTATTCGTCGACGATCCGCCCACAACGCCATTAGCCACGACGAAACGGCTGCTAGGCGACGTGACATACGCAGCCTTCGCCGACTGACCAAGAACGTAAGGCGTCGCGGAGTCCACCCGCCCAAGATTACTTGCAGCATTCAGGGTATTGCCACTTGCATTCTTGCCAGTTGCAGAAGCCACAAAGAGATCATCACGATTATTACCGTCGGTACTCATATCAAGGATCGCGGTAGCGCCGCTCGCTACCGCCGGAGGATCGAGAAACCGCGCAAAAAGCGTCCGTGACGTTCCAATCGTCGCCGGCAGGTTGGTGGCTTTGACAAGGTCCACCGCGCGCGTCACCGCTGCGTTGGTTGTCGGGATTGGCGACGTGGCAAACGAGCCTAGTTCAAGCTGGGGCCAGCCAACAGCAATCGTAACGTCCGTTGCTACTGCCGCGGAATACGAGATATTTATCAGTGAACTGACGAATGCCGTTGATGCGTTATTGAGTGTAGCAGCAATACCCGACCTGCTTGCTCCAAGGGTCGATAGGCCGTTGCCGGGATTAAACACGACAGGGAAATCAGCAATGAATGCGCCTGCCGCCCCAAGTTCCCGTACCGAAAGAGAGAAGGATGATATATTAGTTGTCGTGCCGCCAATCACGGACTCATAGACTGATCCGGTCCACGTCTGGTTCTGCGTCGCCACAATCTGCGTATTGGCTTCAAAGCGGAGTTGCATTGTTCCTGCGCCCGCTGGCGTGCCGAACAGACGTAATCCTATATAAGCAATGCCGTTTTGATTGCTAATCGCAGTGATCTGAGTAGCTAATGTTCCTTGATTGGCAGTGTAGGTAGGACCAACCCAATTCGTCGGCGGCGTCCCCGGCGTTCCGGTCGCCGCACCCGTCATCGTATTGTTTCGGATCGAATTAGTCCGGCTCTCCTCAATCAGCGCCCCTTTGTTCGAATAACAAAGGACGTTCGCCGGCACTTGATGCCAATAACCGTTCAAATCATCGCAAGTCTTGATCGAATTGCGCGACGTGGTTAAGACCGACGAAATGTTTCCCTGCGGGGAGAAATTCCCCACAAAATCAATACTCAAGTCGGGACTTGGGGGCGAATTAGGGTTGACGAAAAAGCCAGCAGGACTTTGACCAGACGCAGCAGAGCTTAGCGTCAGGCATGCCGACAACGCCAACGCAGATGATTTTGTTTTTCTCATCCCTGGGCGCTACTTCCAGACTACCGTAATGTCGGCTGCGGTCCCAGCGGCAGTCACAACCGTAAGGCCATTTAGAAAATTTACCCCGTAAATCCCGTAACTCATGCCGCCCACGCCCGAAGTCGTATCGAGCGTGCCGATCGTCGTGCCGCTCGCCGCGGTATTATCGTAGAGCTTCGCCGTATTCGACGTGGCACCTTTGGAGTTGATCGTAACCGCGTAAAGAACGCCCGGTCCGCTCTTAACGACTGTCGTCGCCAGGGTCGTAATGTTCGTATAGTTCGCCCCGCCGGACGGAGCCGCGGTTGGCAAGGTCGGAATGGGCGTGCCGAGCCCGACGCCCTGAATACTCACAACCTGGGACGAGGGCGTTCCCGGCGTCCCAACCGTCAACAAACAACAGCTATTCGGCGAGACGCCGACGTAGCTCGGGTTGTTCGCTGTAGCGGGCGCGAAAATCCACTGGCCGGCCGAATTCTGACTTTGCGGCACCAGTTGTGCCGTTCCCGGCACCATGACGCCCGCTTGTGGCGTCGGATAGTTCTGCTGGGCGAACGTGGGGGCCGAAGCCCCCACCAACAGACCCAGACCCAAAGTTAGAAACAGCTTCTTCATCCTAAGAACTCCGACAACTGTTTCCGACCCTAAAAGACGAACGTGCCTGAGCTTGGATTTTTGTTCGTGATGAGTGCGAACGCCGGCGTAAAGTAGATCGGGAACGTCTCATCGACATACACGCCATACTCGTACCGGCGCGAGCGCCACGGCCACTGGATTTGATAATAGTCTTGGCGAACGCGGGCCTCAATCAAATTCGCCACATTCGACAACTCATAGGGCGACCTATCCGACCAGAAGATAATCGTTCCCGGCGCGAGCCACGGATGGACCTCAACATCCAGAACCTTATTGGTAAATTTGTTCTGGTAGGAGGTTACTTTCCGGCCCGCGACGATCCGGCCCGTGACCTCATCAGCGTCGAAAAGTATCCGATAGAGGTTCGCGGCCGACGACTGGTTCAACATCGAGCCGAACGTGTCCATCATGTCGGCGCTCGAAACCAGAATGCGGTCGAAGCCGACCTTATACTGCTCCCAGGCGGCCCGCATCAGGGTGTCGAACTCGATAATCGACGAACCGGCAATCGTCAGCCCGGTATTGCCACTTGCGAGAGTGTAGACCAACGCGCCGCTCGACGTGACGCCAACCCCGGCCGGAATGGAAGCATTCGTCGCCATAAACCGGCCCGGATCAGGCCCGGTAATGGTCCCGAAAATCTGCGGAATAATCCCGTCCGGAAGTAATGCGTTCACGCTATTATCTTGCGGATTTCCCGACACGTAGAGAGCCGACAACGGTTGGGCCGTCGCCGCCGGAACCCGCGAGAAGATCGCCTGATTGGACGGCGTAATGCCCGCCAGATACATCTGGGCGGCATTGTTTGCCGACCCAACGTACCACGCATACGCCTGGGCGCCCGCAACAGCCGGCGTAACCGCTGCCGTCACGCAGTTCGTGCCCGTTGGCGTAATGGTTCCGATTGCTGACGGTCGGGCCGAACCGGCCCCATAGGTGTCCGAACTCCCGTCGGCATTGATCTTCGTCACCTGACCTTGAACGCCACCAAGACCCGTGGCGGAATTATACGGTTGGTAGTTTGAGACGCCCTGGCCGGTCAGCGCGACCGCCACCACCCAGATCTGGCCCGTAAACGTGCCCGTGACGCCGCTAACAGCGCCCTGAGTAAGTCCGGGCGTCGGGGTGGTGCCAAGCGGCATCGTGGCGTTCGCATTAATGAGGATTTTCTCCTCGTCGATCATCAGCGACCGCAAGGCGCTCTGAACCGAGATGCCGAGAACCTCCGGGTCGAGACCCCTTGCCCCCAGGCGTGCCTCGAACGTAACCGACGCCTCGTAGCCCAACGTCTTGAACTGGGCCAACATATCCTGTTCGTTGATGACAATTCGCGACCCGCGATTACCCTCGCTAACGCCGGACGAGACGCCGTTGGTATTGATCGCGGTAACGCGCTTCCAATGGAAGGCGGCGCCGCCATTACCCGACACGCGCGGCAGACGCGAGATGCAGGGGATCAACTCCCGATACGGATACAGCATCTGAATCATCGGACTCAGATCGTAGTAGAGAAGGTTCGTCGCCTGAGAAACCGTATCAGCTTTCGACAATATTTCGTCGATACCGAGACGTTTGGCGATCCCATCAGCGAAGTTGTCGCTGTTAACCAGCGCATTGACGAACTCGTTGCCGAGTCCCAAGTCACCCGTGTAGGGCACAACATCAAACGGAGCCATAGTCAAGTCCTTCAATTAGAGAAGAAGAAAGCATCGGAGCGAAGTGGGACTCAACCTCCGCCTGGATGCCCCCCAGCAGTGCCGTGGAACTTCGGATCAAATACGCTCTTCGCGCCCACCCCATTGACAATCATATTGCCGATCATCTTGCCGACGGCTTTGGTCCGCGTTGTCTCATCGTCGGAGCCCAGGGCGCGCATGTTGACGCCCTCAACCACCTTCGCATTCTTCAGCAATGCGGTGGTTGGGTCGGAAGGTTCGAGCCGCCCGGTTCCGCCAGTAGTGTCAAAAGCATAAGGCCGTTTGCCTCCCGACACCGGCAGATTTTTCAAAATCGCCGACTCAGCCTCGGCGGCCGCCGCACGCGCGAGGGCGTCAGCATGTTCCTGACTAATATAGCCTTTCATCGCCAGGGGGATTTTGGCGGATTTGCCCGACAGCGGCGTAATCAAATCATGAACATATGGGGCGGTTCCCGACGTTGTCGAACCCGGACCGGCCGTCGCCATCTCGCCGCTCGACAGGTCTTTAATCCCTGGCGGGACTTCATAGAAACCGGCGTCCGGGTCGGAAACTTCCTGGCCGCGCTGGCCCGACCTCGACGCCGCCTTCTGAAGGTGAATATCCGCCGCTTTTGAGAACGTCTTGGCCGACTCCAGCGCATTATACGCCTTCTGGAGCTTCTCCATCGCGCCCTGATGATCGAACTCGCCATCCGCCGGTGCCTTGCTCGACTTACCGGCCTTCGCCAGGTACGCCGCCTTGTGCATGGCATGCGCGTCGCGAATTGCGCCCGCCGCCTCCTTCCGCGACTTCTTCGCCTTCTTCATGTTCGTCCGCGCGATCTGAAGGTGCTGAAACCGCGACGGTTGGCGGGAACTTCCCGCCTTGATTAAATTCGCCAAAACCTTCGACAGTTCACTATTGTCCTTGGGGCCGCCTTTTTCGCCACTTCCTGCGCTCATTGCAAATGCCTCCAACATAGAGTTGAAACCTTGGTCATCGGCATCAGTCATGTCCAACGCCTCGGCGCCTTCGTGTTCCGCCTTTTGGCCGATGACCGCGGCCAAACCTTGTGCGAGCTGACCTAACTTCTCGGCCAGCCCATTGTCCTTCATGTCCCCACCTTCTTGCTTAGCCTCTAGCAGAAGACTTCGTTGAGCCGATCTGATCGAGTCGAAGCAATAGGCGAGCGAACCAGCGACCCCCATACGTTTTAGGACTCTATTCTCTTTCTTGGAGAAAATACCCGAAACTTTTCCTGAATTCTTTCCGCCCTCCTGTGGCGTTTCCCGCGCCGAAAGGTCAAGCTCACGGCCGGACTCAACCCTTCCCCCAACATTGGCGGATTTTAGGGTCAGGAAGGCGGGTTCCGCCAAGAGATTTGAAGACGCCGTCGCGCCGCCAAGCTCCAGACCTTTGAGAATGGTTTCGGCCTTCAGAAGTCTTTTAGCAAGTTTCTTCGAGCCGCCGCCCCAATCGTCAGGGAGATTTCCCGTCAGACCGAGACTGCGCGCCCGCGATTTGATATGCGCCTTGGCCTTAGCAGGATTCGACGCGTGGCCGGCCAACCTAATGGCGTTTTCTAAATCTTTCGCGTTGTAGATTGGAAAGCTGCCGTCGGACATGGCGGCGCCAGTCTGGGCGGCGGTTCGCCGTTCCGAAGCTGAAAAATCGCGCTTCTCAAACTCGTTAAGCTTTTGAACTTGAGTCTGGAATTGGGCCGCCTTCCTAGCCTTCCTTGCCGCTTTCATACATTTCTTGCAGTCCAGAACTCCGTGCGCGGCGCACTTGACTGGCGCGGGAAGAGAAAACCCGTCGCGGGCCGCCGGCGGATCAGTAACCTCGTTCGAGCCGATCGTGACCGGATCAGGATCGCTAACTCCGTCACCAGTCCCACCCCGCTTAGCCTTAGCAATCGTTCTGACCGCCTTAGCCATCAAATCAATCGCCTTCTCGCTCGCGTCGCGCCGATCGCGCATCTTAACCAGGTAGGCGGCGGAACTTTCGCCACTTTTGGCCCCCTTCTGAACCTCGAATTTACAATCTGGGTTCGCCGGTCGGTCCACGACGGAGATTTCGACCAACTCAATCGCCGAAATCGTGTTGCCGGTCTTGGCGAGCTTACGTCCGCCGATCGAGAACCCCTTATAAACGCCCTCAACACATTTCTTCCAGGCTTCATCGTCGATAATTTTCGCCGAGAGAAACAGGCCCACCTCGTCTACGTTGGCCTCCTTGGCGACGCCAACCGCCGACGGCATGTGCATCTCTCTTATGTTCCGCCACGCCATATACGACGGCAGGGCGGTCTTCACCGCGTCGAGACTGACGATTTCCCCGTCCATGTCGAGCGTTGGCGTCGAGGCGTAGCCGCTCACTTGGCGGCGCTCCTTATCGACCTTCGCGATCGGGACGAAGAAGGAAAAATCAGAACTGGTAGGGTTGGTCATCTTCCTCGCCCCTTTCACTCTCGACCGGGTCAAGCCACGCAAAGCTAGGTCTAGGGAAGGAGCCCCTGAGCGCCAGACCCCGGCAGAATGCCGATCTGAAGCTGACCTAGCAAATTCACCATCATCATGAGACCGTCGTTATGCAGCCCGGTCGCCGCGATAGTGGTCGTATTTCCCGACGTCGGGCCTACCGTTGTCGCAATGGTGCCTTGTACGCCAGTCGCATCCGTGACCGTATAGGTTGTGGTCTGGCCACTAACCAGTTTAGTTACCGTCGCCATTTTCAGCTCCCTTTCGGCTTGGCAAGAACGTTAGCGGAAACGCGCGAAGTTTCGTAATTCAGCGGCAAGAGGAAGTCGTCAATCGGCTTCTGGCCGCTCTTAATCCACTCAGCGAGAATTACCGGCCGGAACTTCTCGATCGCCTCTTTCGCCCCTTCGAGCACGTCGAGTTCCATGCCCTCGACATCAATCTTTAGGAAATCGACTCTCCCATTCGACCGGATGGTGAGTTCGTCAATCGAATACTTCTGCGTTAGTTTCAGGTTCCTTGCGTCGTAGGAGATCGTCTGGCCGATGAACTCGGCACTCGGGCTAAACCGCATCTCAACCGACCCGTAGCTGCCGTGGCGCGTAAAGTTGGCCTGCGGAACGCCCACAAAGCCGGAAACCGCCCCGACGAGTCCGAGGATCGCGCTCGCATTGAATAGATTGCTGAGGGCGATATTTCCGCAAAGCGCGTAGTAAATCCGCTCTTGCGGTTCGATCGCGACGACGTTCCCCCATCCCGTCATATGACCGGCCATCGCCAAAGTGTGAACCCCGATGTTGGCCCCGACATCAAATGCCACGATGCTATCGCCGCGATCGACTCGCAATTGGTCAAGAATATCCAAAACCAGCGCGATTTCCTCAGGATCGTAGGCGCCGCGCGTCAGTATCTGACTCCCAACCCCATAGGCTCCACTCGAAACCATGTTATAGTCGAGGTAGGAGACGATCATCGGCCCGGTTTCGGCGGCGGCCAGCACAAACGGTAACGGACGGGCCGTTCGCGCCCTCACGCGGCGAGCCGATCTCTTATCGACAAACCCTTCCCTAAGTCGCCCTTCAGGAAATCTTCTAGCCAATTCGACGCGATTTGGATCTGATTTTCCCAGTCGCCAGATTTCTCGGCGCATATGATTTTCAAGCAGTTGTACCATGGCAGCCCGACTCCGGTTTCGATCCCCAGCCACCGCCAACAATGATCGTATTGGGACAGGAGCCACGTCGGCTTTCCCATCGCCGCAGCAAGATGGACTATCGCCGTATCAACCGAGATAACCAAATCAAGTCGGGAAATCAGGGCCGCCGTCTCGGACCAGGACTTATAACTCAAAATGGGTGTGGCGATCAGTGCGTCGGCGCCGATCCTCTCCACCTCGTCCTCGCCGATCCCGCGATAGAGGCTCCAGAGCCTGACCTTCGCATTCTCCGCCAACTTAAGCCAGAGACTCAAATCGCTAACGCGCCGCCGCCGATCGAATTCCTCGCCATGCGTCCCGGACGCCCAACAAATCCCCACGTTGAAGTAGTTGCTGTCGGGAAGGGGCGGCGGAAGCGTTATCTTCGGCGCGGAAAGATACGGCTTAGGATTAATGTCGCCCGGATCAATATTAAGCCACCGCATCAGACCCATCAGCGGAATGTGGAAACTGAAGGACTCAGGACTATGACTGGTGAAGGGGTTCATCACGTCAACAACATCAACGTCGTTCCAGTCTTGAATGTTGAATAGGTCGATCATTCCGCCCTGAACCGCCAGAACAACCTTCGACGAAGAAATTTCCTCAAGAAACCGTACGGTCATAAAGGTATCGCCCTGACCTTGTTCAGCATGAACCAAGACTTTCTTGTTCTCGATGTTCTCGCCCGCCCATTCGGGAATGTGAAAGTCCCATGGCGGAAGATGGTTTAGTTGCCACCACCGCGCCTCGTAGAATGGGTAGGCGTCGCGAAATCGGCCCAGACTCAGAAGCAGATGCGCCCGGTCGTTGTCGATTTGTGGACTCGAATAGCCAAGCCCCTCAACCTCGTCGAGATATTTCAATCCGGCCTCGTAATCGCCAAGCCGGTTCATCAGCAGGGCGAGATTGTGCCAAGTCGGCACGACATCGGGCGACAACCGGGCGGCCCGCAGCATTACCTCCTTAGCCTCGTCATACCGCTCCAGTTGCATAAGGAGCGTGCCCAAGTTATTAGTCGCGTGGACGTTCTCAGGATCGAGGCTTAGAATTCGCCGAAAGATACTAACGGCAGAGAGCTTAAGTCGCGTGTCGTGACTTCCGCCGGCGCTCGCGGCTAAGTTGCTCAGGGCGATAATGTTGCCGGGATCGAGTGACAGCGCCGCCTGGTAATGAAACCGCGCCGCGACCAAATCGCCCCGAGAAATGAACTGATTTCCCAGGGCGACAAGTTCTGCCACTCGACTCACGGAGAATTCTCCCTTAGATGTTGGGCGCCGCGTAGGAATAGCCGAAGCCGTAGATGTTAGTCCCGTTCGGGGCTGTGGTCGGCGAAACCGCCGCGGCGCTCGCATTGACGGTTCCGAGGGCCTCGTCCGCCCCACCAACGTTCTCTTTAAGAAGGGCGAAGTTCGCAAAGCCCTGATCGACCGGGAGCGCAAGGAAATTCGTATCGGCGATCTCGATCTTCGGCGTCGCGCCACCCGCCAGGCCGGACACAACTGCCGACGTCACCCGCATCGCGCCCTTAGAAGTGTTTATTGTAAGGACGGTGTTCGCCGGCGTAGCGAGACTTAACGCGTCGACCTGCGTCGTTCCGTCATTCGCGGGGTAGGTTATCGTGCAAAGTCCGCCCGTGATCGCCACCGAACTCGGATCGACTCGAACGGCAAGTTGTCGCGGCGTATCGGGCTGGTTGGCGATCGTCAGGGTGCCGTTCGCCATATTGACTGACGCCACAATTCTCGCCGCCGTCGCGCCACGCGGCGTGGGAACCTGTTGGTAGTTGGACCGGCCCGTTATGTAGGCCATACCTAGGGCGAGCAGGCGCGTCACATCGCGCGAGTCAACCGTCACCAGCCCGCTCGGGCCGACGATATAAGTCCCGAATTCGCCCTGGATAACGCCACCGGCGCCGCCGGCGCTCATAATAACCTGAGCCATTGAACTCTTCCCTTCGATTAGTAGATAAGTGGTTGGCCGACGACCAAAACATCGAACGTTCCGGGCAGCCCCGACGGCGTCATATTTGCGTAGAGTTGGCCGATCTGGTATGATGTTGGTATTGCCTGGGTGTTGTTCAAATCGGTCGGGTTTACTAGGGAGGGGCCTAGACTGACGATGCTAGAGCCGCCACGATTGGGTTGGTTGTAGATCGCCAGATTGCCGTTGTTCTGTGGCAAGACGCTCGCATTCAGAATGTAAAGCGTCTCGACAACATACGGCTGCGTTAGCGGAATAGACATGCTCATCGGCTGGTCGCCGACCCGATTACTAACGCAACCCTTCAGCGAGGCAATGACGCCGGTGGAGACTTGGCCGATAAAGGTCGCGCCAGCGGCGAGCAAAACAGGCACGTCGCGCGAATCGACCGTAACGATCCCGCTCGCCGGGATGACGTAAATCCCATAATCGCCCCGAATAATGCCCTGACGATTAGGTAGGCTCAGGATTGAAGTTGCCATGTCAGCCGATCCTTAAGCTCGAAGTTCTAGCCAGCGCGAACCCGATCGTTTTTTCGCTTTTTTCTTCTTCGTCGATTTCGGCCTAGGTCCGCCACGAGAGAGCAAATTCGTCGAGGTCGAGATGGTGTCTAGCTTCGTGAGGTCGCCAGATCGGGCCACAACCCGACCGAAGCCCTGATCGGCGACCGGCTCAGTCGTATCACCACTCTTCAACCACGACTTGAATTCTGGGATTGAGAGTTCCGTCAGGGCCGTCATGCGCTCGCGCCCGTGGCCGTCGAAATGCGACGACAAGTAATCCTTCAGGACTTTTTTCGCCGACTTGTAGGCAAGGAAAATCTTATGCTCGTCGAAACCTTTGACCTTACCCGAGGGCTTAACCTTGTTCTGATCGACGATCCAGACCCGGTTCGATTTAGGACTCTTCCCGATGTAAACGTCGAGTTGGGACTTGTCGGCGCCGATCGTGCCGCGAATATAACCGTAGGGCGCCGGCATCGTGACGAACTCTTTCTTGCCGGCCTGGGTCTTCTCGCCCCGCTTCGAGCCCCGGTCGTTCTCAATCGAAATATCCAACCCGTAGAGACTTAGATGTCCCTTGGGGTAGTTTCCAGCATTTATTTGGTTTTGGCTCAGGGTGTCTAAGTCTTCGGTGGCGCCTCGCGCTGCGTCACGAATTTCGCCCCGCGTCAGAAGTTTCGCCGTTGCCGTCGGTGAGGGGGTTGGTTCGGCCGTGGGACTTGAACTTGCCGGCCCGCGCATCGGCACACGCGACTGACGCTCAGAGCTTGGGGCCGGAGAACCGTGGTCACTGACAGGGGGGTGACTTGGCCCGCCGGCCCCGCCTCCAGGTGACGGTAGCGCCGCGCCGCTAACCGCCGCTGAGAGCGGAATAACCGCATTACCCACGTAGATCAGGTGCTGATCGCCGTTGGGGATCGGTTCAAATCCCGCCTCTTCCCTGGCCTCGTTAATCGACATCTCGCCCGTCTTTATCTTAATCTGATGGATTGTGGCGGCTTTTTCCTGGTCAGGTTCGGGCTTCGGCAGAAAAATCGCCTCAACATCATCGTACCCAAACCGTTCCTGGATAATCGGGTCGAGAATGTTGTCCTTCCAATAGGACATGAGGGGATAAAGTCCCTCTTCTTCCGCCATCTGCTGCGCGTTCTGCGCCGTCGAGCGGTTCATCATCTTAATGAACGGGGCTGGACTGACGGAGTAGGCATAGCAGGCGAGCCGGATGAGGGTCTCGTCGCGCTGGGACCACAAACTCTCGCCGCTCGAATTCTTAACATCGAATGGCTTCATGTCGCCGGGTAGGAACCGGACCTTGGTTTTCTGCCTGAGGTTTCCGCTCAACATGGCGTCGAAATGGGCCTGGAACATCGCAATCTGCCGCGGCGTCCATTCCTTAGGAACCGTGACGATTAGGTCGGGAATGGTTCCCTCGGCCCAGAAATTTAACTGATAGAAGGTCTTCCTGATCGCCTCGCTCGTCTCGACAAGAATTTGCTCCGTCGGCGGATAGCCGAACATGGGCATGTCGGGCCGTACCCGCATCGGCACGTACATTAGTTCCGACTCGTCGAAGTCGATGAGCGGAAGACCTTTAATTATCTGTTGGAACGCGGGCTGCCGACGAATGTAGGTTAACCCATCCTCGTCGATCTCGACGATTGAGTCCGGCCGGCGCCCCGCATCGTCGATGATTGGGAAGATGGTCTGGCCGGAGATGACCTCCGCCGCCAGCGGGCGCCCTTTGCGGTCGCGCGCGAAGTAGATGCACGGTGCGTCGAGTTCGAGCAAATCGTAAAGAAGCTTCCGCGCCCATTGAGAATAATACAGCTTCCCATCCGGTCGTTTGAAAAATTGTTGCATCTCGTCGACGAACGGCGAGCGCAGCGACGGCTTGCCCTTCTTCTGGATCGTCCACGGAATGCGCAGGAGCTGATCCTGACGGGTGGCGATGATCGCCGCTAAAACGCCCCAGGTCCGCGCCATGCCGCGCAACATCGCCATTAGGTTTATTCTTGGCTGGATGAACTGGAGGTTGTAGCCGACCGGATAATCCCACTCGCGCGGGGTTTCGATGTTGGGTGGGCCAAACGGCCAGATCGGCTGAAACGGCGAGAAGAAATTGCTCTGCATGTCAACGTCGTCAACCCATTGCTGGGGCGAGCCTTGGGGACGTTGATCGGTATATTTCGAATCGGACGGGCCGATTAGTTGCGGCCCGAAGGTTCCCGCATTGGGTGGGGGATAAGTAGCTGTCGTACCGTACCGGGGCGCTTGAGGTCCGAGCATTCCCGCGCCCGGACTGATCGGCGACCTGTTGCCGTTCGCGGACGGCGCTTTGTTCAGATTTTGTTGATGCCGATACCACTCGTCGAACGGAATATCTCTAGACCTCAAGGAACAAATTCCTCAATGCGAGACAGGAGCGTCGGCGGGAGCTTCGATCAGGGCCTTTTGCGCCAGCTTGGTCTGCTGCTTAACATACGCATGGATTTTATGCCGGAGTTTCCTCGGCATGCGGGGGAGAAGGAAGTCAATGAGCGGAACGTCAACCGGGTGGGGCGTATCCGACACGAGACAAACGGCGAGAACTTGCGATTTGCCCTGAACATAGCCGACGCAGATCGCCGGCCTGCCATTCACAGTTCCGAAAAGGCGCATCAGACTTCTCCCTCCCTACCAACAATGCCGGCCGTAGCGGTCGCGGCGGACGTGGCAATGGTGGCGGTGGTGGCGATAATGGCGATGAAGTCGGGGGCGGTAGGGGATCGCCTCGACGGGCGGAATTGGCGCCATAATCGGCGGCGGTGGCATCGGAGTGGGGACTGGAACCGGCTGGACCTCGGCAACAGGGACGATCGGCGCTGCGGGCGCCGCGACACAAGCCGAGAGTCCCATCAACGCAGCGACAACCAAGAGTTTCCTCACCAGGGTTTCCTCCGGAAAGAGAAGAAAATAAACCTCAAAATCAAATCAAATCAAATTGACCAAAGCGGTCGAATAATGGGTAGACGCCCAAATACACACGGTACTTAGGCTACCCAAGGGCTTGCTTTGCTTAGCTTCACTAGCTAGCTTAGCTCGCTTAGCTTGCTCTCGCTTAGCTTGCTGTCCGGGCCATTATAGCATTCGGTCAAGGACCGTGGCTTAACCCAATCAGATACTTTCAGTACGATCGGTGAGACGGCGCATTGCCAGGCTCGGGCCTCATTCAGTTCCAAGCCACATCCCTTCATCCGTCGAGCTTCTTCTGATCCGGTGCTGAACGTTAGGGAGTTTAACGAGGTTCCCCGCTCGATCTGAACAGTCACTCGGTTACGACCGCCAGGACGGTCTGGTATCGCATGAAATCTCTAACCTCTTCGGAACAATTCTCCCAAACGGGAATTGCGCCTCGCCACGAATATGCAACCTTGGCCTTTCTCTCAACGGCCTCCGCTTCCAGTCCGTATTGAGCGGCCAAGGCATGCCAGAGTTCGCTGGGATTTCCAGCCTCAACTAATCTCAAATCTCCTTTCATGCCATTAACTCCATCCTGTAAGGCCCGTGGTTCGGTCGGCTTCGGTTTTCCCACGCCCCCGACATCCGGAACCCAAGGCGTCCGCGAGCTTAGCCTACCACCTCTTGCACACGAGCACAAACAGCGGCGCGCGACAAAATGCTAGGCACACCCTTGGTGCCAGAACAATACGCCGTCGGTAAGGTAGCTTGTCTCGGGGATCGCCTTTACGCAGCGCGCGCACACCCGACTCGGCGCATTATATTTCCCCATGGTTTCGTTATAAAGGGCGGTCAGTTCGTTGTCGATAGTCTCGGCACGAGAAAGAATTAGGTCATCGTCCAGCCCACGCAATTTCTGGACGAATTCCGCACTCACGTTCCCGGCCGAGACTAGACCGGAGTCCTTCGCAAGTTCGCTTCTGGCGCGAGCCGCCGCCAGCTCGGACTGGTTTTGATAGAATTCGATGATGGCGGCGCCGGGGGCGGTCTCGGTCAGTTGTTGGCGCGCCAGGGCCAGCGAGCAGACGCAATCATCGTTATACCCCATCGGGGCGGAATATCGGACCCCCGTCCGGGACGTTTCATATTCGAAGGTTAATAATTCGTTCTTGATTGGCCCGTCGGGATAGGAGATCTCGCGCCCCTGGATCGAGACGGCAAGGCCCTCCATCAGCCGCTGTTTAGAAACTGTCGAGAACACATACCCGCGGAAGTTGCCGTGGCCGACCTGAAGCTCCTCCAGAACCGGATCGCCAACGCCCGTGGAGTCGACTAGGGCCGGCACGTCCTCGCCGACGATGGAGTGAATACGTCGGATAGATTCGCGCCAGGGAACGTCGCGCCAACGCTGGAACACGCAAGCACGGCCCGACGCGTCAAGTCCGATAACGACCAACCAGTCTTGCCGCTTGGCGAGGTCTATGCCGAAAGCGACGGGCGGCGCGTCAGACAACCGTTCCGAAACACAGGCTAGGATATGCGTTTCGCCGAAGGGATTCGCCCCGTCGTCGGACGCTTCGGCCTCGTAGAGTTCGCGGAAGACGTTTTCCGGCAAGTTTCTTCTTGCGTCTTCGATCTCCTCCAAGTCGAGAACGTTGGCCGCCACTGCGTCGCGCCAAGTTATCTTCATATAATGGCCGTTGGGCTCGCCACCCGCCTCAACGCGTCGGCAGAATTCCCAGAACCAATTCCGCCGCCCCTTGACGTTCCCGATGATGACGGCCGGCCCGCGCGTCGCGGTGAGCGTCGATCGAACCGCGTGCCACGCCGTATCTTTCGAGCGCGACGCCTCGTCGATAATAACCCCATAAACGTCTTCGCCGTAGAGTGAGTCGGGATTGTCGGCCGATTTGAAGGTGAGGACGGGGCCGGAGATTAGGGTCAGGCTCGGTTCGGGCGTTTCGCGCGCCACGAAGGTGCCGGGCGTCAGGTATTGTTTGATGCGGGAGAAGGCGATCCGCGCCTGCGGCGAAATCGGGGCCACCCACCAGTAGTTCTGACCGGGCGCCCCCTGGAGGCCCCATTCGACGATCCGCGCGATCGAGGCGACCGTTTTGCCGGACTTGGTCGACGCTTCGCACAGGCTCCAGCGCTTGGGACTGAAGATGGCCGCCGCCTGTTTGGGATAGAGATAAGGTCGCTCGTATTCAGCCAAAACTTAGCCTTTCGCCTTTCGCCACTCGTGTTCCTGGGCGCGCGGGAGTCTCGCCACGATGTTTCGCCACGATGGGTGCCTTGCGGTCCTAGCTCGTGGTCCTGGTTTCGTGCTTCTGTAGACGGCGCTGCGCGCCTAAGTCTTAAAAAAAGGGCGACAAGAGAATTAGCTTCCCTCGTCGCCCTAGGTTTTTCCGACTCTCGATCCCGAGTGCCCTCAACACTCCAGACCTACGATAGCGCAGCCAAGTAGCGGCGCGCAAATCGTATGATAACTATGAAGGAAGGTTGCCGGCTGTCAAGCGAAATCATTGAGTTGCGCGAAAAAGGCTGCGATGCGGCATACGTCATCGTGTTTCGCCTTGCGCGCGATCTCGGCCAACCCGTCGTTGTAGAGTCGCTTAACGGTATAGGTCTTAACTGCGAGAAGTTCTGAAATGCGGGTCCAGTTGTAAAGTGGGTTGCCGCGGATGGGATGAGTCAGCGACCGGCATCGGACGATCCGTCGGACGAGGAGTCTGTCGCACACGTTGGGCAGGTCGAGGATGAGGTCGATAATTTGATATTCCGCGCCTGTTGGAGGGTTCGCCCGGAGTTGGGGGATATTGCGGAAGGTGGTGACCTCGCCGGCCGTTCGGGAGTATTCGGGCCAGATCACGTGGGGAGCGCGCGGGCCGCTGCGTTGGCCGGGCATCGAGATGAGTTTCGCGCCGGCCCAGTCGAGCCAAAGTTTAACAGTTGCCGCGTCGATCTGGTCGGTCTGGCTTAGGTCCATCGGATTGGCGCCCGCCCGAGGAATTGGATGAGTGGGTCGGATGTGCTGAGGGCAAAAGAGATCGTCGGCTGAGGCATCGGCGCTTCGGGAGTCATTAGATTGACGATGACTAGGGGTTTAACGGGCCGTCCGGTGGCGAGGGAAATGACCGGGACGTAGAGTTCGCGCAGCTTTGCTTGGGCGAGCCTAGTCCAGGTTCGCTTTATTTCGATGACGATGAGGAAGTCGGGGAATGTTTCGCTTTCGACTAAGATGTCGGGACAGCAGTATTGGAGGTCGGTAGAGGCGCCGGCGAGGTATTCGAACCAGGGATTGCGGGTGATGGTCGTGTTGGGCGGGCGATGAGCGGTCAGGTTGCGCGCGACGTTCTGCTCGAAGCGGAGGCCCATTTTTGACATGGGAGTCTGCGCGCGGGGTAGCTTACGCGGCTCGGTGTGGGAAGCGTAGGTCGGTTGGATAATCATGGAACTTGTCGGTAGTTAAAACGGGGC